TGGAGAATTTACAGATAACGAAAAAGAATTTAAGACAGTTGATTATGATAAAATGATTGGCGTTTTAATAGAAGCAATAAAAGAACAACAAGTTCAAATAGATGAACTTAAAACTAAACTAGGAGATAGTAATGGCTAAGAAAATAGCAGAAAAAGCGGCAGATGGTGGAGTTACGCCTAAGCAAGTTGAAATCAAACATCTTCGTTCAATGAAAGATGAAGCAGGTAAAGATGTTTCAGTAGTAGATTGGACTGAAACAAAAGGTGTTGATGAAGCAATTTCACAAGCAGAAGCACAATTAGTAGATGCTGAAGCAAAAGTAACTGAACTTAAAGCAGATATTGTTGAATATAAAAAAATAAAGGGATAGTATGGCAGGTCCAGCAGTAGGAACAACTAATGTAGGATTAGCATATTATGGAAGTGCTTTAGGCGAAGCAACTAATTGTTCAGATAGTACTAATATTAGTTTAGCAAGTTTATGCACAGGAGATAGTATTGGTGGTATTCAAAATAGTTATTCAGGAAGTGATTCTGGAGCAGCTGATACTTTTAATAGACTAGGCGGAACTAATAATCCAATATTAAGTTCTTCTATGGATAATCCAGGTGCAACTTATTTAAATAATATTAATACTGCACCTTATAATCTAAGCCATACTATTGGTGGACAACACGCTGATTTAGGTGGCGGAGGTGGAAGATGAAGGGTTATGCATCTATGACTACATATACAATAAAAGATGATTGCATTGTAGATGATAGAACAGGTTGGGATGTTATGTCTACCTGGGAAACTCCTATTATGCAATTACATGCTGATATGGTTTGTGCTAATGGTGGACACATATTAGAGTTTGGATTTGGTATGGGAATTAGTGCTGGTTTAATACAAGAGCACGATATTGAATCTCATACTATCATTGAAATTAATGATGGAATATATGATAGACTGGTAGAATGGGCTAAAGATAAGCCTAATGTAGTACCAGTTAAAGGTGATTGGTATGATGACATACCGACAACTAGAAAGTATGATGGTATCTTTTACGATGGATTTGGTGATATGTTAAATAAAAGATATTTTCCTACAAGAATTATGCAGCATTGTAAAGAAGGAACTATACTTACTTGGTATAACAATCTCTTAAAAGAAGAAAGCCAATATGATGGTTCTGTAAAAACAATGAATAGGACTGAGAAAGGTGTTCCATTAGGAGATTTAGAGCAGTTTAAAAGTCCAGAAAGAATTACTTACGAAACAGTAAGTTTAACAATACCAGATGAAGCTAGAATCAAATGGTATTTAGAAGGTGAAGGTAATACATATTACGCACCACAACTAATAACAGACAATACCGATATAGGGGGATAAAGTGGCAACAGAAGTAAGTAAAGACAGCAAATTTACATTGAGTTTAGAAACGGCAGGTAGTATTGCAGTAACTATAGCTATGATAGTTGGTATGTGGTATACATTACAAGCAGACATTGAAGAAGCTAAAAAATTACCAGAGCCAGAAGTATCACGTATGGAATACGATTTAAAGGATCAGATGGTTCGTGATTCGATTATGAATACAGAAGAAAAAGTAGAGAAACTTGAAGAGAAAGTAGATTCTGTTAAAGAAGATACAAGAAGTATTAATGAAACTCTTCTTAACATGAATAACAACTAATGGGGTTTAAAGATGAATTATTATTATGGTATGGCATGGTTGCTTGGTTTATTACTATGGCAATCGCCCTTATACTCACAGTCCGTTAACTTAGATAGTTTTCAAGATGTTCAAGCATTGAATGTGCAAAATTGTGCAGTAGTGCAAGTAAATGCATCATGGAACTATAAGAATAGGGTAGAGGTAGAAAAGTTAGCTAAACTTTGCTATGTTGCTGAAATAGATTTAAATAATAAAGCTATTGGAGCAGTTATACAACAAGAGTGGAAAATAAAAGTAGTACCTACTATACTTATATTTGAAAACGGAAAAGAAGTAATGAGGTATGAGCCAGGTATAAGTATGAGATTTGATCAACAAGAAGTATTTGATAAAATTAAAAAAGAAATCAAGTAGGATATAATGTGGAAATTATTTAAAGACAATAACGATTATAATGAAAAAAATATCATTGGATTTCTTTCGTTTGCTTTAATGTGCATATTTGGAATAGTTGATTTAATAATGGGGATTATTGGAATTGAACTATTAATTAATGATTATATATATAATTCTTTTGTTTGGGTAACCTTAGGGTCTTTTGGTATATCGGCATCAGAAAAGGTTTATAAGAAATAAAACTTGTAATATATTATATAAATAGTTATATTAAAATAAGTGGCAAGAGTATTTAAGATTCAAGAGGTTTTTAAGAAAACCAAGAAAAAAACTAGACAGGGAATGTCTAATAACACAAAGTATGGTACTAAAATAAGTAGTAAGTACTATAAAAAACGATCCCGAGGACAGGGATAAGGAGAATGCAATGGCATTAGTAAAATCAAATACACCTAAAATGGGTTTTGGTGCAAGGTTTAATCAAGCAAGAAAACAAGGTTTAGCTACATTCACTTGGACTAAAGCACAAGGTGGAGATGGTAAACGTTATAGTACTAAGACTAAACCAGAAACTACCAAAAAAGCAAGTAAAACTCAAGGTAAAGCAATTAGAAAGAAAGCAAGATCATCATATAAAGGAACTAAAAGCACTATGAAAAGTCGTATGGCTGCTAGAAAAAAAGGTAGAGTATCTGCTAGAAAGAATAAAAGACTTAACAAAGCACTAAGAAAATAAAAAAATAGGGGGGTAAGATGCCTATATTTCAAGGTAAAACGAAGTATAAAAGAAAAGGCTTAAAAGATAAGATTAAGTCACAGATTAGTAATATTAAAAGTAAAAGAGGAGCAGCTCAAATAGGAACTGGAGTTGCAGTAGCGGGAGATGTACTGCTTAATAAAGCTAGAGTTGTAAAAGCTCCAATAAAATTGGCTGCTTGGGGAGCTGGTAAAACAGTTCAAGGTCTTGGTAAGGCTAGAGCTGGTCTTGGTAAGATGAAGAAAGCTGCAACCGATCTTTACAATAAAGGTAGATATGGATCTGGTAAACCTATTAAAGTAGATAAAACATTGCGACTAGAAGCAGGAAAAAAACCATTAGGATTACCTGCAAAAGGCAGTATTCCTAATGTTATAATACCTGAAGCACCAGTACGTACGGGTCCTGTAAAAAGAGGACAAGGCGGATCTATTCCAAAAAATCCCATACGTGTTTTTAGAGGACCCGATAAAAATAGAATAGTAAGTAATAAATTGCCTGGGTGGGGAATAAACACAAAAGTTCCTAATAACCCTTTTAATACTACAGTATTAAAAAAGGGTCCAGGTACTGCATCTGGTACTTTTAAAATACCTAAAGAGGGTAGAATTATAGATTCTAGGATTAATAAGGTTACAGATTCTGCTAGAAAAAGAGCTAAAAATGTAATCAAGAAAGGTCAAGCACTTGCTAAGCAGTATGGAAACTTTCAGGCTAGAGATAAAGCAGCTAAAAAAGCAAAAGATATAATATCTAGAGGTAGAACTAAAGCAACTAAAATAGCTACAGAAATATCTAAACATACAGGTAAAAGTGTAGCATATGTTAAAGCAGTTAATAAAAAGTTGTCAACACCAGCTGGTAAAGCAGCACTAAATGCGGCTTACAAAAGATCTGCTAAGAGAGTTGCAGCATCAGCAGTAGCTTTAGCACCCGTACCAGGAGCTAGGGTAGCATCTGTTGCAATGCATACAGCTATTACCGCTTCTACTGCTAAGGATGTAGTCAATATAGCTAAGGCAGTAAAAAGTAGTTCAGGTAAAAAGAAGTCTAGTAGTAAAACCAAAAGAGTTAAATTTTAATTGGCGATAAAAAGAGTATTGTTAACTAATAATGGAGGCCTAATGGCTAAAGAAAAAAAAGTAGATCTAAAAGCAAATGCAACTCAGGAAATGAATTCATTGGTTGAGCAGCATAATGAATTAATAAATTCAATTCAGGAGCAACAAGGTCGCTTACAGGAAGTAAAATCAATGTTAATAGAAAAACAAGGGTATTTAAAAGCTCTTGAAGATTGTGATACAAATTGCGAGAAAGATGCCTAATTTAAACTTAATAGGCACACTTATTGACAAAGTGTCAAGCAACGTTGATAAATTCACTTTAGACAAACAAGAAAAGGCTGAGCTTATAGCGGAAATAAATAAAGCTCAGCTTGAAGTTAATAAAGTAGAAGCAGGTCATAGTTCAATATTTGTGAGTGGATGGAGGCCCTTTACGGGCTGGGTGTGCTCATTTGCATTGGCCTATCACTTTATTCTACAACCTTTATTAACTTTCGTACTTTACGCTAATGGTGTTGAAATGGTGTTGCCTGTGTTTGACATGGGCACGCTCACTACAGTACTTTTAGGAATGCTCGGGTTAGGCGGAATGCGTAGCTTTGAGAAGGTAAAGAAAAAAAACTAGGAGGACTCTTTGAAAGTCAAGAAACGTGGTATTGTAATACCTGATCAGCACTATCCATTAGAAGATAGAGCTGCAGTAAACTGTGTATTAAAAGCAATAAAATTAATTAAGCCAGATGTATTTGTAAACTTAGGTGATGTTGGAGAGTGGGAATCTGTATCTGCATGGAAATATAAAGATAAAAAGTTACCACCACTAGAATACCAACTTCCTTTAGTTAAAGAAGAAATAAGATTGGTAAATCAAGGATTGGATGAATGGGATGAAGTTCTTAAAGAAATCGGATGTAAAGAAAAGTATTTATTACAAGGTAACCACGATCTCTGGTTGGATAATTTTGCTAATAAATATCCCTATCTTAATGATTACGGTTTTTTTAAAGCATGTAAAATTAAAGAAAGAGGATACAAGTATACAGAGTACAACTTACCAATCCAGGTAGGTAAACTAGTATTCTTTCATGGTGCATTTGCAACAACGTATCATGCGAAAAAACATTTAGAGACTTATGGAGAGAATGTAATGTATGGACACGTACACGACATTCAAAGACATACAATGACAAAGCTTAATAGCAATATTGGAGCTTGGTCTATGGGATGTTTAAAAGATATGTCTCACGAAAGCAACAAGTGGCTAAAAGGTAGGTTACATAACTGGGGTCACGCATTTGCTATTGTTGATTGGTATGACAATGGTGAATTTAAAGTAGAAACAGTAGAGATTACAGACGGAGCAACATCTGTTTGGGGAAAGGTGATAGACGGTAATGAGTGATAAGATAGTAACAAGCAACTCTTTGCAAGGAAATTCATTCCAAGGTACATCAGTAGATGGAGATCGAAGAATGAATAATCTCAAATTAAAGAAAAAGAAAAAGAAGAAAATGAAAACTATGCAGGATATTACAAGAAATGCCTAAAGAAGTATTAAATTTAAATAACTTTAGCGGTGGATTAAATGACAATGCAACACCTAGAGATTTAGGTGAGGGTCAATCTATGGCATTAAATGGTCTTGATATAGAGACTCCTGGAAGATTAAAGACTATGGGATCTGTAGAAGACTATGCATTAGTTTCTAGCACTAATGATGAGATATCAAGTAGTAATATTAATTATGGTAATGGATTATTACACTTAAATCTAGATAGAAGAGTATCTAGTGCAGTAAATACAAGCGATACTGAATATTTATTGATTAATGATCCATCAGCATATAAAATAAGAATATTAGATGTTACTAATAACACACTATTATCTACTGGTAATTACATAATGACATATGGAAGTACTGGAAATTCTAAAGTTGAATATATGGTAATAGATGGAGAAATTAGAGTAAGTCCTTATACTGATAGTACAACCCCTTTTCTTACTACGAATCAAATAAAAAAATTAAAGTTTGTAAAAACTATAAAAACATTAGGTATTGATGTTGGTTCTTTATCGGCTGCACTGGAAGGACCTACTACATATAATAGTTTATATAAAGCAGATTCTGCATATATAGCACCTATTAAAGGTAATCCAGCTGCTGAATATGGGTATCCAGATGGATATGGATATGACATAGAAGGAACTATGGGAACTGGCTCATGGTTTCATCCAGACTATGAATCAGAAGCAACATGTAATACCACTTTTGCTGCAGGAGATATAGACGGTACATTAGAGTATATGATTAATAAATCATTAGATACTACTACAAATTTTTTAGATGGACATTCAGATTGGGGCGATGGTTATGGAGGTCTAGAGTTAGCAATATGGACAGGAGCTACTGTTAATGAAAGTTCTGAGTTGTATAATTTTAACTCTTCTGAAAACAATTATGAAATATTTGCATCTAATAAATATGGAAATCAAGAATCGGTAGCAGTTCATATAGGATCTGTAATTAATCAGGCGATTTCAAATCAATCGGTAGATAAAAAAGTTACTATGTATTCTTGTATATTAGGCAGAATAC